TAGAGATAACTGGATGAGCAGCTTGCTCTACAAAAGGGAAGCCGTCATCAGAAGCTACCTCAATATCAATAGTAGTAACGTTTACTTTATCCCGTTCAAACTTAGGAGCTTCTGGGAAGCGATCGTTTATAAACTGAGTGACATAGTTAGTAGTACCATAAACAGGGAAGTTATCTACACCTTCATACTGTTTCATAAAATCACGAGCATCGCGCATAGTATCAAACGTCTTAGGCATTACTGGTTGATTCTGAAGATTAAACCACCCAGTCTCATGAGAGGAATTTACAAACAGGGTAGGCATGAATGGTATTTTCTTAGCTACTCTTTCACCACTCTCTACTCCTCTGTAGAGAATATTATTTCCATATCGATTAACGCTTGTATAAAAATTCATAAGATCTCCTATTCAAACTATATTATAGTCTAAAATAAAAAAAGAGGCAACTAGTGCCTCTCTTTTATAATATTTTTTTAAGATCTGGTTTTATAATAAGAACGATAAATTTCGCGAAGCTCTATATCATCCGTTGATTCTTGAACTATGTAATCTGTCTTATCAACTTGAGATGCATCTGCCATACCGATAGCATCTTCCTGTCTGCTAGCAATAGCAATAATTTCGCCATCCTTCTTTCTTACTATGAACATTAATTGAGACCAAAGCAAGGTAAGATGTTGAGATTACAGTATCGACCATAATCTTCAAGACCTACCATTGCCATAAGCATTAAGACAGGTACAACTGCAATCATAAAGACAATAACAGCAAATGCTTTACCTAAATCTTTAGTTGTGCAATACTGAGTTTGATCACTTGTATTCATTATTATTTCTTTTCCGATACAAACTCATAAAGTTTTTCAGCTTGAGCTTTTATTTCATCTGGATTTAAGGCTTTAGGTACATACTTACTCCAGGCTTCTAATGCCTGTTCAGTATCTTCCTTATACATTCCTAGCATTTTATTAGCAAGATCTACTTGCATATCATAATGTTTGTCTGCGATTTCTTTTGCCATGTTTAATACATCATAGCGAATTTGATATGGATTTGACATTTAAGTCTCCTGTGTGTTGTGTGTGGTTGGTAAGGACTATTATAGCCCCTACCAATTAGTTATGCAACTACTTATTATGCAGTTTCTGAATTTCCATCATACATTTCTTCGACTCCTCGTGGAGCCCCATTCTTGCGAGCTCCGCTGCCGCTCTGGAGTATCCAATCGTCTGCGTAAACCGATCGAATGAAGACCACAAACCCGACAAGGGTGAGAAGACATAGTTTGCAACTAAAGTTGTCATTAGACCCAACCCTTCAGATTACTGTTAGCTTTGATATTGTTGATGGTATCATGAGAACGTGCGATAGAGTAAATCTCTCCACGTGTGATACCAATATCTGCTAAATCGTAATCAGACAGTCTGCCTAATTCCTTTTCCGTTTCTTTGATAATACGCTTTGTGGCGCGTGCTTCTCTAAAGATTCGGAATGCTTCGATGATAGTTTCAATTGCCCTCGTTGAGTAGCTGTGGGCTGCTAGTATTGCTTGTGTCATTTTCGTTCCTCGTTTGACCAATATTGATTTTACGAGGACGCATTTCTTCAGGAATGACATACTGCAATTCAATTGCCAGAATTCCGTCCTGAATGTCTGCTCCGTTTACATTTACATGTTCGGACAGCCTAAAGGTTCGTTTGAACTTCTTCGTAGAAATACCACGATGAATAAACTCTCTTCCTTTAGAAACGTGCTCTCCCATAACTGTCAAAGTTCTATCTTTAACTTCTACAGTAATTTCTTCTTTTGTAAACCCAGCAATAGCCAATTCAATCAAATATTCTTGATCTCCAGCTTTAATAATATTATGTGGGGGATAATGGTCTTGAGCATGTTTAGCTGTCCACTCTAATTCGTTGAACAGATGGTCAAAACCAACAAAAGATGACCGCGGGAATAGTGTTTGTAAGCCTGTCATTGTTATCTCCTTTTGAGCAAGCAAGATTGTATTGCGACCGGATTATTCCGCATCGCTATAATATATATAGTTTTTAATTTTTAAAAGGCAACTGTTTTTTACTTATTTCCAATATTATATTTTGGACATAGTTCCCATTGCTCTTTTTCTTTATATGGTAAGATTTTAATTAGACGTAAAGGCGCGCAATCAGAAGCTTTATCACTCTGCTGTATTTGTATAAGACCCCAGTCACTCATAAGAGTAGCAATTGTATTGCGTCTTTGTATATCAGATAATTCTAGATTAGCTTTTTTACCATCCAACATAAACAGCTCTTTAAAATGTACAATAAAGTACCTGCCTTGTTTATGTAGAATATGACATGATTGATACAGTTTTTTATCTTTACGAGAAGCTACACCGACTCTAGTTAATGTTTCGCGAACTTTTAAAAAATCATCCGGCTCATTTAAAGTTATTTCCAGCATATCTGCTGGAGTCCATTCAACTACTTGTTCTTCCACCTTTGCTCACCTTCTGTCTTATTATAGTTATTTGTTCAGGTGATAGAAGAGGCAGCACATTCTTAGCTTTATCATTACTGTAACCATAGTATTGTTTAACCACTTCAATATCACTCTCAGTTTCTGGTTTCATCCATTTCGAAAATCGTTTACGTTTACGAATGATATTTATAAGAAAGTGATATTGTAGTTTATTATCGAGGTGGTGATAACGGTTTACAACATTAGCAGCAGCAACGCTGTCAGGAAAATAACTAAGACTCCTATTAATAAGAAAACTATTATACCCTCTTTCAGCATGATCATCCCCCATTATGTCTTGCTTCGTATAGTTAATAGTATTTAGATATTCAAAAGGATTCATTATTTAAACTCTACATTAGCCATAATCTCAGTCATACAAGCAACAGTATTAAGTTCGTGGTCAGCTACGAATGCATCTTTATACTGATAATCTGCAAGAATAAGAATAAGTTGAGGTATACTATTAGGGTTAACATGCTCATGCATATTATCATATAGACCTCTAAAGATAGCAACAGTATCGATATCCATACTCTCTACTACCCATTTACGCATAGCTTTAAAGTTCTTAGCTTTCAGATGAGCACATAGAGTGGTAAACATATCAGAGGTACTAGTACTAGAAACAGAGTCAACACTACCACTAATCCCTAGCTTCTGACATTCGTTTAGTACTCGGCGCCAGTCAGGAGCATGCTTCATTATAATATCAGCTAGACCTTGACTAGTAAACGACACCTCTTCTTTGTATAGAATATCAGCTGCACGGTCCATAAACTGACCACACAGGTTAACTAAGTCTTTCTTGGTGGTGTTGAACTCATATACACCACAACGAGAATGAAGAGGCTCAATAATGCGATTCTTAAAGTTACAAGTAAGAATGAATCGACAGTTATTAGAGAACTCTTCAATAAAGCCACGTAAGGCTGGTTGCGTTGATTGAGGGTTAAGGTAATCAGCCTCGTCAAGGATACATACTTTATATCCTCCAGATAGAGATACAGAAGAAGCGAACTGCTTGATCTTACCTCTTAACGTATCGATATTACCTTCTTCCGATCCGTTTATAATAATGTAGTCAAGACCTAGTTGCTTGCACATAGCTTTAGCAACAGTAGTCTTACCTAAACCAGCAGTACCGGAGAACAACATATTAGGTAGCTCTCCGGTATCCACTATAGCCTGCATGGTAGTTTTTAACTGCTTAGGTAGGATAGTTTCCTCAATAGTCTGAGGACGGTACTTCTCTACCCATAGAAAATCATTCGACATATTAACCTCATTATAAAAAAATAGTATAGCTCACTTAGGTTAAGATGTCAACTTATGATTCAGCAGCTTGGTCCTGTTGATAAGTCTCACACATAGTAACCATTTGAGAGCATTGATCACGTAGTTGACCTAAAGTGACAGCTCTTCACCTTTAATAGCGCCGCGCTGTACCATAGTATCAATAACAGCAATAGTAGAGCGAGAGATACGATTTGCTAGTTCATATACTGGGCCATGAGACTCATTGGCAAGAGCTACTTCTTCTTCTGTTTTAGACATTTTATTCTCCGTAAGTTGATGTCTTTTCTAGCGCAACCCAATACTTCACATCTTGGTTAACACTAGTAAATTGTGATATAAGTTTAGATGAGATACCTACATGATAGTCATCTGCGATCATTTTTAAATTATTAATGCTTAATACAAATTTAAATTCTTCAGTATCATAGTCTCCTTCTACTATAATTGAATATGTATTTGCTGTAGTATTTTCTGGATCGACAACCGTAAGTTTAATAGATCCACTATCAGGCTCAATAACCATTTGGTTATGACCGAACACACTAGCTGCTTTCTTTAGATTGTTTAACGTAGATTGTTCCAGAGTAAATGAAACATTAGGTTCCGGCATATCGATAGGCTTAGACGGAGAAGTAAGCATCTCTGAATCAGCATAATAATACTTTACCATAGATCGACCTGCATTACCTCCTACAAGCATATAGCTATCTTTAAACTGTACTGAAGCATTATCTACTAAGTCTAATACAGATAGAAAGTTTTGTAAGTCGTAGATACCAATCTCATTATTAAACTCTTCTTGAACGGTAGCTTGTGAAAGAACGTTTTTAGCTTCTGAAATAGTCATAATAGTATTACCAGGATGGATAACTATATTACTATTAATAGAAGCAAAGTTCTGTAGTAGTTTTACTGTATTCGCACTTATTTCCATTATTTAATCCTACTAAAGTTTTTATCTTTTATAATCTCAAGTTTGTTAGGAAACTTATCATCAAGTAGTTCCCGTTTATGTGATATAACAAATATGTTGGTATCATCTCCTAGAGTATACATGATTTTCATTAGATTATCAACACCTTCGTGATCTAAAGATGAATCAAATGTTTCGTCAAGTATAAGCAGATTAGTAGCAACACTGTTCTTCATCTTAGCTATCATACGCCAAGTAAAGAGTAGCGCTAAGTCAATACGTTGCTTCTCACCTTCAGAGAATGAATCATATGAGAAGTTATCTCTAAAACGTGAACGAATAGTTTCTTGAAACGACTCGTCTAAATTAAACGATACATAGAAGTCAAGTATATCTAGATATTGATTACACATCTTATTGATAACAGGAAGGTACTGCTTAACAATTTTAGTTTTTATACCTGTATCTTTAAGCATCGTACTCATTACAGTATTATAGTTTAACTGCTCACTAAGTGCAAGCTTCTCTTCTATTAAATTATTACCTGTAAAGACAAGACTGTCTAGCTCTTCTACTGCTTTATCCATATCAACATTACTATCTAACTTACCTATCTCTTCTTGAGTACGATCAATAGAAGATTGGAATTGACTAATCAATTGATTGTTAGCCGCTAAGTCACTTTGATATCCTCTACACTCCTCAATGATCAATAAGGAAGCGGATAAAGCTTCTTGAGCTTGTCGTAGTCCTTCATCTGCTGTATTAATTCCCGCTTGGAGTTCCTTCGCTCTGCCTTTACCTGCCAACATATGGGCCGCTTTTGTGTCCTCAGTGATGGTTTGATCACAGGTCGGGCAGATATCATTTTTCTCAAAGAATTGCACGTCTTTAACG